GCGCTTCATACAACGGTGTTTTTAGCGTAACAGCGGTTCCATCAGCAACAGAATTTTCTTATTATCACAATCATGCCGATGACCAATATTCCAATACTTTAAGCGGCACTGCCGTCCTTACAAGCAATAACAATCTTCCAATTTATGCCCACCCAAACTCTGCTTGGCGATGGACTGGTATTTGCGAAGGTCCTAACGCAATCTACATATCTGGTTATATTGGAGATTCATCAAGCGTGTATCGCCTTTCCCTCGATACAAGCGGAGCAGTACCATTCCTTAACAAAGCATTAACTGCCGCTGATATGCCAAAGGGCGAAATCATTTACGCCCTCGGTTCATACATTGGCAAGTACATGATTTTTGGTACAAGCAAAGGTATCCGTGTGGGCACCATTGATACGTCAGGTTTTGTGTCATCTGGTTACATTACCTACGGCCCATTGACAGTAGTTACCAACGGCTATAACCCAGCACTAGATGCAATCCTTAACGGTGCACCTTGCAAGTCCATCACATTCAATGACCGCTATGCCTACTGCACAGTAACCAGTTACATTGACTCTGATGGCACTGGCACAGCGTTACGTTCTGGCTTAATCAAGATTGATTTGAGCCGAGAGATTGCACCAAACCAAATGGCCTACGCCACGCATTTACAGGTGCCATCGGCAGCAGAAGCAAGTTCCGTATGCATCTTAGGTTCAACCAACAAGTTGGTTATTGGCGTCAAAGGTGTAGGTGTTTACTTCCAGGCTGCAACTCTTATCTCATCTGGCTATCTACAGACTGGACAAATTCGCTACTTTACCCTTGAGGACAAGCACTTCGAGTTGGTCAAGTTGCGTGAGACTCTACCTATGCTTGGAACTCTCAAACTCAGCGTAGTCAACTCAGACAACACAGTGGTTGATATCATCACGGTTGATAATACCTTTGACTTCACCCAAGATATTGTGGGTATGGATACTCAGGATATTTACCCAAAGGAATCTATTGCGCTTCGCTTTACCTTTAACTCTGCAACAGCGCAGGCTGTTGGAACCGAAGACTCATTCAACGGCTACCAACTAAAGGCTTTGCCTGCAGTCAAGCGTCAGCGCATTATCACCCTGCCACTTCTTTGCTATGACTTTGAAGGCGACAGATACAACATGACCACTGGCTACGAGGGTGGCGCTTCAGAGCGTATCCAAGCCCTAGAAACCATTGAGTCTGGTGGCGATGTCGTAGTCCTGCAAGATTTTACCAATGATGAAACTGTTCGCGGTGTCATTGAGAGCATTACCTTTATCCGCATGACTCCACCAGAGCGTCGCTTCAAAGGCTTTGGCGGAATGATTATGTGCCAATTCCGTACAATCTAACCGAATACACCAAAGGGAAAACCGCCATGTCTCCAGATACAGCCACCATTGTTTACTCATACTTCTTCGTAGCCGCAGCCTTGCTTGCTGGTCTTAGCCTTGTTGCTAAGCACACCATCACCAAGCACACCGAGGAACTAAAGGACAAGTTAAACCGCATTGAATATGCGCTATACAACGATGGCAAGACTGGCCTTATTAATAAGGTTGAAGAACTGCTAGAGAACCAACAACTCATCAAGATTGATGTGGAAGTAATGAAAGCAAAGGCAGAACTATGAAATCAGAACTAGCACGCATCCTTGTAATCCTTAGCCACCTTCAAGGCCAACTCAAAGACATGTTGATTTTCTTTTACAAGATGATAATTGGATGGCCTAGATAATGACCCAAAAGGATGACTTTGTAGCCAAAGCCAGAACCCAGGTGGGTGTGGTTGAGGTGCCAGATAACAAGACTATTTATGGCAAGTTTACAGGGCACGACGGACAGCCATGGTGTGGCTCTTTTGTTATGTGGTGTGCTGCACAGATAGGCTTCAAGGCTATGCCAAACTGCGTCTATACCCCCGCTGGCGTCACAGCATTCCAGGGCAAGGGTCAATGGGCCAACCATGAGACAGCCAAGCCCCAGCCAGGCGATATCGTCTTCTTCTCGTTTAGCGGGAAGGGCACAGAGCATGTGGGCATCGTGGTCAAGGACAATGGCGACGGCACTATTACAACCGTGGAAGGCAACACGGCACCAGACTCCAAGCCAACTGGCAGCCAAGCAAATGGCGGAGAAGTTTGCCTTAAGACACGAGCATTCCAGACCAGCAACAAGCGTCATATGCCTGTCTTTGTAGTAGGCTTGGGCCGTCCAAAGTGGACATCCTAAGGAGATAAACTAATGGCATCAAATCGTTACCTTGTTAACGTGCCACCAAAGGTCTGGACTGTTCTAGGCTTCTGGTTCCATGTTGCAGCAGGTGGTGTGCTTACTGAGTACATCGTGCATCACACAACATCTATCAAGGCATTGGGCGGTGCAGCACTTGCTGCTCTAGCACCAGTCTTCTACCGATACTTTAACCCATCGGATACATTCCCACTACCAAGTGGAAACCTTGTCGCTGCAGATGCAGCAGTCAAGGCAGCGGCTGAAACACCGCCAACAGCATAATAATTTAATAGACAATAGGGCCCCTCTTCGGAGGGGCTTTATTTTTTTTGCCCTTTTACTATTGGCTCGCTATCGCCATAGCCGCTCGCCATCTGAGAGCCTTGAGGGCTCTCCCCAGTTGCACTCGCTTCGCTCGTATTATAATCACACTTCCAACCCATTAGCAAATTAAAGTCTTGCGCCCTGGTGTGTCGCGTTGCTTGACATATATTCCATACCTGCTATCGTTCACTTATGGACATAGAAAATAAAGAAATACAGGTAGCGCACCGCTCATTTAGTTCATTCGCTTCATGGGTACGTTGTGGCAAGGCATGGGAATTGGAACGCAAGTTGCAAGCACCATCTGAGCCAGCATGGTGGTTTGTCGGAGGACAGGCCTTCCACTCAGCAGCAGAGTTGTTTCTGATGAATGAGTTTAGAAAATCACAAGAGGCTGATAAATTCGCGGACGTTCCATTCTAATGGGGGAGCAAATTGGAAACATACAACCCGCCAAGGGTCAAGAAGCAGACTACCGTTCACTCGGTCCAATCAGAGTATGTCCTTGTGGCTCTGAATGGTGGAACCTACAAGTTAAATTTGACGATGACTTTGAAATTGGAATGTACGCAACCGATGCCCGATGTGTCCTTTGCGATAGCAAAGCCACAGTTGTTACAGCGATAGATAAGGATTAACAATGGGACGCAAGCACGCAAAGATTATTAGCAGAGATGCATTTATGAAGTCATTCGTAGAGGCTGAGTTCATCATGCGTAAGAACCTAGCAGCACAGGTCGAAGAGGCAATCAAGACAGAGACAAACCCAGCCACTATTGCTGGTATGAAGAAGGCTGTTGAGATTATTTTTGGAAAGGTAGAGTCCAATGATGTGGGATAAAATGTGGGACGAGTCTTTCCTCAACCAGATTGCTGCTACTACTGCACGCAATCCACACAGCAACCCAGTTGACTGGCGTGTGGGTGGCAAGGTTTCTACTGCCAAGCCTAACAAGGAAGACAAGGCGTGGTGGGATGAGAACGGCAAGAAGATGTTCTTTGACTTCATCAATGCCTGGCAGGAATCACACTTTGAACTTTGGGTATCTGAAGACAATGTGCCTGGAGTTGAAATAGAATTCAATCAGATGTTTGGCGTTGTGCCCATCAAGGCATTTGCTGATGCCATGGTAGTCACGCCAGCAGGGGAACTAGCAGTCGTGGACTTTAAGACTGGCAGTTATATGCCTGACTCATCTATGCAACTGGGTGTCTATGCCTGCTGCATGGAGATGCAGTACGGCGTACGTCCAACCAAGGGTTACTTCTATTCAGCACGCAAGGGCTTGTTCTTAGAAGCCAGCGGATTAGATAGATGGACAATTCCAGTAATGACAGAGATGTTCCAACAGTTTGCACGTGGCCTTGATGCTGAAGTACACTTGCCAAACTTGAACATGATGTGTGGCAGTTGCGGAGTCAAAGACTACTGCTATGCTTACGGCGGACAACTCGCACCGATTTATGACCCACTAGCAAACCTAACGAAATAAGGAGCAATACAATGGCAACAGAAGGAACAAAGTTCCAAGTCAACTACAAGATGGCTGACGGAACACTCATCAATCTATACGCATCATCAGCAGCAGAGTTGGAGTCAGGTCTTTCAGACCTAGCAATGAACGCTGCTCTCATCAAGAGCACAGGTGCCGAACTTGGAGCACAAGGTGCACCTGCAAACAATGCAGCAAACGTTATTGCAGCAGCCTTCCCAGGCGCTACACCAGTTAGTTCATCAGTAATTGACGAAGGTTCATGTAAGCACGGCAAGTTGGTCTATCGCACCAGCAAGCCTGGCGCTCCTAAGGAATGGAAGGGTTACTTCTGCCCATCTCCTCAGGGAACACCAGACCAGTGCGCTCCTAAGTTCCTTCGCTAAGGTAACAGATGCTGTCGCTCACTCAGGCAGCAGTGCGAAGCACACATGATTTCCAAATTCTGCCAGACCTATTCCCATCACTAGAAGCCGATGGGATTAGGTTTCGCAGGGGGCAGATGACAATGATTGCAGGCCAGCCGAACGCTGGTAAGTCTCTCATCGCTCTCTGGATGGCAGTCCAAATGAAAGTGCCAACGCTGTATATCTCCGCAGACACAGATGCATATACCACTGCTCTTCGTGCTGCAGCCATGGCCACAGGCCATCAAGTTTCCTCTGTTGAGGAAGCCTTTATGACTGGTGAAGGTAAGGACTTCTACATTGAAGAACTTGCAGCCATCAATCATTTACAGTTTGACTTTGCTCCATCTCCCACACTTGACGAGATTGACTTAGCCATTCGTGCATATGGCGAGGCATATGGTGAGTATCCCCATATGATTATCGTGGACAACGCTATGAACGTTGTCTCCATGACTGGCGATGAATGGTCTGGCCTTCGTGAAATAGCAAAGGCTATGCACCACATAGCGCGTGAGACAGATGCTGCAGTCTTGCTACTGCACCACACCTCAGAGTCTGAGAGCAGACCTGACATGCCACCAAGTCGTAAGGCTATTCAAGGCAAGATTGCCCAGTTGCCAGAGATGATTCTGACAGTGGCTTACCTACCCTTTAGCAACGAGTTCAGGGTGGCAGCAGTAAAGAACCGCTTTGCCAAACACAGCGCAAGCGGGGACCATTTCGTTACACTCTATGCGGATGCATCACGTATGACTATGTACAATGATGCCGTCTCACATAGGTTTGCTGCTGACTGGAGGAATGCTGAATGAGTGCTGCTAATAAGCGTAAGGGAAGTCTGTTTGAGACTTCCGTACTTAAGTTTCTGCGTGGCAGGGGAGTGCTCGCAGAGAGACTAAGACTGGCTGGCAAGGATGACGAAGGAGATATCGTCTGTATTGTTGCTGGCCAGCCTTACATCTTTGAACTCAAGGCTACTGCCAAGATGGAGTTACCACGCTTCTGGCGTGAGGCTACAACTGAGGCAGCCAACTATGCCAAGGCACGCAACTTAGAGAAGGTGCCACCATCCTATGTTATCGTCAAGCGCAGGAATGCAGGGCTGGACCAGGCATGGGTCATACAAGATTTAGACCAATGGCTCAAGACTTATGCAGAGTAAGCCTGATATCGCTGCTGTCCTTGAGCACTATGGCCTTCAGGTACTAGATAGGCACGGCTGGACTCCCTGTAAGTGCGTCATCCATGACGACACGCAGGCTAGTGCAGCGTACAACCTTGACAATCAGGCGTACAACTGCCTGGTGTGCCAAGTGCTCGGAGATGTATACACATTGGTGCAAGCAAAAGAAGGATTGGATTTCAAAGATGCTAAACGAAAAGCAGAGAGCATTGCTAACGGACGCAGCCGACAGGTACTCCAGCAATCTCACGCCACAGGCTCGCTCCTACCTAGAAGGTCGGGGTCTGACCGAGGCAGTAATAAGTACGTTCCGTCTTGGAAGCGTCGTGGAGCCTAGTGCTGGACATGAACTTGCTGTCGGTATGCTCTCCATTCCTTATATTACTCCCGCTGGCGTGGTGGGTATCAAATTCAGGAGAATAGATGAAGGCACCCCAAAGTATCTATGGCCAACGGGCCAAAAGATTGGCCTATTTAATGTTAATGATTTGCATAAGGCAAGCAATACGATTGCCATATGCGAGGGCGAGATTGATACCATTGTCCTATCGGGTCTGTCAGGCATACCTAGCGTTGGGGTGGCTGGTGTTTCTCAATGGAAGCCCTGGTTCCCGAAGTTATTTGAGTCGTATTCGCGCATACTTATCTTCGCAGATAACGATGTTAAACAGGATGGACGTAATCCTGGGCAGGAACTTGCCAAGAGAATCAAGGAAGATTTAGAGCGGGCTGAAATCATCCACCTGCCCGATAATACGGACGTCAATGAGATATACTTAGAGCATGGCAACTCCTGGTTTGAAGAGCGTCTGAGCGCATGAGACGTCCCACGTCCATCAAGATATTCGGCCAGAAGTACAAGATACGCTATGACCATACGGACGAGAACTCATATGGTATGACGGATGCAGATAGCAATACTATCTGGCTCCGCCCTGGTATGCCAGAGGATAAACTTATTCGTGTCTTGGGACATGAGATTACCCACGCCATCATTAACGAAACGCCTATGTCTATGCGTAAGCGCTTTGATGTGGAAGAAGTGTGCGACATCGTTGGCTACCATGTGGTAGATACACTCGCCGCCAACCCAGAGATTGTCGCGTACATCTTGCGAGAAATAGAGGAAGAGGAAGCCAATGGCTGACCTCTCAGATTTTGATTTAGACTTTACCTTCGGCCACGAGGGTGAGCAGTTAGTACGAGACATCCTCACTGGTGGGTTGACTGTTGAAGTCAAGCGAGACAGGCGCTGGGTTGAGACTAGCAACATTTACATTGAGTCGGCGTTCTTCTCACGTGCCACCCACAACTGGGTGCAGTCAGGCATCATGGTAACCAAGGCAGATAGATGGGCACTGGTGCTTGAAGGGCTCGTCATCATCGCCACCACTGCCGATATTCGCAAGGCCGTTGATACATACGGCAGGCCCATCAGCAATAACATTCCGCCTAATCCTAGCAAGGGATTCCTCATCACAGTTGATGACTTGCTGAAGGTGCAGCGTGGCTAACACATTCATCTATGGTCCAAAGGATGGCGCTCCAGTGCCAGCAATTCTGTGGATACTACCCAGCATTGAACTACTTGAGACTACCAAAGATGGTAAGTTTGTGCACAGATACACATTGAATGATGAAGATAATAACTATCACTACGTGGGCGTAGTACGGGAGGAAAACAATGACTGAGAATGAATTCGCAAAGAACGTATGGGAAATCATGGACAAGGCAGGAAACTTACTCATCAGTAAGCACAACGACTACGGCCCAAAGAACATTAGTCAGTCTCCTGGTGGCCCGCTCAATGGTCTACGTGTACGCATGTGGGATAAGACAGCACGCATAAACAATCTAATTGACTCTGGTAAAGACCCAGAGCATGAGTCACTGAAGGATTCTTTCATTGACTTACTCAACTACTCAGCAATAGCACTCATGGTTCTAGAAGGGAACTGGCCTAATGAATAGATTAAAATTTAAGTTTGGAGTCTGGCTTCTTGTTATTGGTTCACGCATTGCGGACCTTGACTTGGATTACGACTTTGAATTCGACTGCGACTGTGGCGATTTTGATGACGAATACTGCTGCGATTATTGCTTTGAAGAAGGTAACTGCCAGTAGTGTTTGACGTCGAGAAGGCGAAGGCCAAGATTGAATCGGCCAAGACTTCAGTCCCACCAGAGTCGAAAGACTTTGAGTGGATGGAAGGCTTTAACTCTGGCCTTGACTGGGCACTACGCATTCTCACTGGCGATAAGAGCGCATCGTGACTAAGAAGATATCCTATGAGGATAAACGTAGGCACAACTACAAGAATCGTTATGGCATCACTGTCGAAGAGTATGACGTTCTGTTTGAGAAACAATCAGGTGTCTGTGCTATCTGCGATAAGCCAGAAAATCTGACCAAAGATGGTAAACTACATATGTTGGCTGTAGACCACAACCACGAAACACTACAGGTAAGGGGGCTGCTCTGCATGAATTGCAACACTCGCCTTGGCTACTTCGAGGGTAAGAATCTACTGAGCCGTATGGTTTCTTACTTGATGAGGCAGGCATGAGTACCCCGCTTGAAGACTCGATAGAGATTGCACGCACCGTTGCACGTAAGGTGCACCGCCGCTACCATACATACTTTGACGTCTCTGACGTGAGTCAGGAACTTACAGTGTGGATTGTCAAGCGCCAGGATAAGATTGTCGAGTGGCTTGAGCACCCGATTGGCTCAGAAGAATATAAGTTGGGCGTCAAGAAACTAGGCAAGACTCTTACCCGCCACGCTGATAAGTATTGCCGACGTGCCAAGGCACAGAAGTTAGGCTATGAACTACGCGACGAGCAGTTCTATGATGAGGTTACACTCTCTGAGTTGCTCCCATTTGTATGGGCAGATGTAGTCAGCACCACTGATGCCAATAAGCCTAAGGTATCTGGCGGGGGTAACCCTGCTGAGGGTGGCAACTATGTCGTCCAGTTGTTTGACATCCGTCGCTGTCTTAATAAGTTATCTGAGATGGATAGAGATGTCCTTGAACTGCGCTATGCAGACCAGTTATCTTTCAGTGCTCTGGCTGATGAGTTGCAATGCTCAGAGACTACGGCACACCGCAAGGTTGATGGCGCCCTTCGGCGCTTGACCAATGAACTTGGTGGACCTAATCCTTGGAAGAATAGGGAAGAGTAATGCAATACGAATACCAGTGCAGAGTATGCAACATAGATAAGATTGTCGAGCGCTCAATACACGAGGATGAGAACATCCCATTGTGTTGCGGTGAGTTAGCCACCAGGAAGTTCTACGCCCCGCCAGTTAAGTTTAATGCGGGTGGGTTCTACTCCACAGGTGGATAGATTTGCATAAGGGGAAGATGCAAAACAATAAGCCCTCGTGTCTTACGACACGGGGCTCTGTTGTATCTACTCCGTGATGGTTGACGGATGTTGGAGTAGACCTATGTATGCCTTGCTGTTGATATCAACTGCACACATACGCTTCTTATAATCTTTAAGCAACTGGTTGCGCGTAGCGTATGGACCAATAGCCTGCCATACATCACCCGCTCCAGGGTGGTAAGCGATAGCGACATACTGCTCTCGTTGCCACATACACTCTTCTACCAGTTCCCATACTGCCTTAGCCAGCCACTCTACAGTGGGTGCCTCTTCATCCAGCAGGGCAATTAACTTCTTAAGTTCTGTTGGCTTTGCACTCATACAAGGCTTTCTTCTATTGCTTTGATTGTGTGGCAAGGCCACTTCTCATTGCGCCAACTGATTTCTGTGCACTCCTCGCAAAGAAGGTAGTCGTTTAAGTCGCTCTCAACCCTTGGCTGGTGCAACTCCACTACTGCACGGAGGGCGTTGATGTGTCGTGTTATGCCAGTGTTAAGATTGTCTACTTTGTCCAGCAATTCATCATAGGTCATTCATTTTCTCCTGTATCGCCTCAAGGTTCTCCCGTGTGGAGAGCCAGCCGTACACTTCCTGGTTGTCCAGGTATTGCTTGATGCCAAGGTTGCGTAGGTTGCGACTGAAGATTACATACTCGTAGTCATCAGTTCCATCTACATACAGCACCTTGTCAAAGACATCCTTGCGTATGAGGTAAGTGCAATGCACCACTGCACACTTGATGAGCCCTGTTATGCTGCCCTGCAGGATGTGGTAGTACATCTCGTTGTCCATAAAATAACCCTTGTGGGTTGCCATATTGTGGTAGTTAGCGTAAGCAGGTTGCTCTGGGTCTGCGCTGCACAGTAGTGGTGCCACCACAGGTAAGTTATGCACAACCATTGTGGATAAAGTATGAGGCTTGACAAAGTTATCCACATCTACCACCCAATAGAAGTCTGCCTCTGCGTGCCAGGCACCCTCTAAAGAGCGCTCACGTATGGCTCCAAGCGCCTTAAAGCGTGTCGGGTTCCACTCGTGTACGCCGTAGTTCTGAAGGGGTGTCTCAAGGTCTGTGTAGTCTTCGACTACGTGCCGATACCACTTGCGGTTCTCGTCTGCCCAGTCTTTGAGTATCTTGGAAGTCTTATCCGTGTTGTTATTGCTGCGGATATAAAGAATCATCCTGTCCTTTGGGTAGTCCCATTCAGACAATGACTGAAGCCACGCGGGTAGCATAGCCTCTTTCTGCTTGGCTAGGATAGCCACGAATACCAATGGCTGCGTCACGCTGCTGCTCTTTTCTTTGCTTGTGCTCGGATAACTGATTCTTTCTGTGCTTGTCTACACTCAGCACAGGTTTCTTCTCCCAGTTTAAGATGGCGGTTATACCCTGCGCGGGTACCACACTCTGCTATCTTGCGAGTGAGTGCTCTGCCTTCGGCGATTGCTTGCTTGCGTTCTTCTTTCCTCTCGCAACCTAAGCACTGATATTTTTTAGTGCAGAAGCAGTCACTCATACTGACTCTTCTACTGTGTAATCACACGCTTCACAGGTAGATACACGTGTGAAGCCATCAATGTATGAAGTTACATCGTCGTTCTGGTGGCGACAGTCGGGACATTCCCACGTCCACATCGTCTCAATTACATTCTCTCCACTGCTCATATTAGTACCAACCTTTCAGTAGTTCGTGCTTGAGTGCGTAGCAAGCGTTATTTGCGTAACGCGTGCGGATATATTTTAGTCCCCATTTGACTTGTGTCAAGGGATTAGTGGCATAGTCTTTGCCCACTGACTTCATCTTAATTGCTGGCAAGGCTTGAGGAATACCCATTGCCCTGCCTTGTGTAGTGCGTGCGCCGATAGCGCGATAGTTCCAGTGCGATTCCATAGTCCACAATGTATCAAGACATTTCCATTTGATTTCTTCCTGCCCATACAACACGCGGGCGTGTTCTCTTACTTGGTCAGGTGTCATCTCGTGCTTGGTCGTCTTAGTATGTGAGACAGGAACAGGTTGTATGAACATTGCGCTATAGCCAGCGAATAACACTGTGCCTATGCTGAGAAGTCCAACTCCGTGTCGTGCGTATCGTTTAATGGGCGTACTCCTATCTTTGGGGCGGGGATACCCTGTTTAGTTGCGAGCCTTCTAATTGCCTTGTCTATGTTGGGTGCTCCGCCATTTGTGACGTACTCACCTTTGGCCTTGGCTATTTCGTGCCTTTCATATGCCATAGTTCCGCCATAGATGCCAGCATATATCGAACTGCTGTCTTGCATTGCATAGTCAAAACACTCTTTCATTACGGGACAGTCGTTGCATACTTGCAACGCCATCACTCCCATAAGTACTGCCTCTTTATAGTTTGCTGCTCTTGGGTCGTGGTATGGATGGGGGAAGAATACTTCTGTGTCTATTCCGATACACGCTGCTTCATCTTGCCAATTGAGATTCATTCATTCCCTATTCATTGAGGTTTGCTGGTCATATGCCACTGCTTGCAGAAGGGGCATTGATAGGAGGCGATAGGACGTAAGCCTAAGCCTGTGTCCCACCTGCCTGTACTCCAAGCCCTATCTACCATCTTATCTGCCTGCTCCTTGCTTGTAAAGCGTAACTTGCGCTTGCAGATTTGCTTCTGCGTAATCACTTGCTCTCATCTTTAACGACGGAGAGGTAGTGCGCTTCTTGTGCAACGGCGAGTTCTTGCTTTGTATTGTCGGTAAGTGCTGCGTCATAGCCAGCCTGCCACGCTACGCGAATCGCTTCGTGTAGTGCGTTGGTGGCTTGCTCTCCAATTACCTCTGTGAGTGATTGAGTCATTTCGTTTTCTCCTTAGGATGTGTCTGTGTTACGGCGAGTCGTTGCTCCATTATTAGTACCCACCAGCGCATTCTGCGCGGGTGTGCTTAAGCCTGAGGCGTTTAGCCTCGCGTAAGTTTGGCGTGTAGATATTCCACGAACAGGAACCGCTACCGCATTCGGTGAGCCATTCCTGCCCTTGGAAGTCATACGAGTAGCAACTAGTCTGCACACCCCTCCATTCGGTCAGTGATTTCAGCGTGAGTTAGAGCCTGAGTCATCGCCATAGTGGCGCGAATAGCGCGGGGAATATCGCTCTCGCGGGTTGCTTCGATTACTTCTTGCTCGTGCTCTTGCGCCAGCAGGCGCCAGTAATTCAGTCGTTCGTTGCTCATTTATTTTGCTCCTTTGTGTGTGCATTCGTTGATAGGTATGAGACAGTCGCCACAATAGGGGACGGATTCGAGCGATTCGCTAGGTTCCTCGTGGAATAGTTCCACCTCTTGCAGATACTCACACCTAGCACAGTTGCACGTCTCTACTTCGTGGCTCATTTATTAACTTCCATCGCTTCTGCGTCCGTCTTGCCTTCCTTGATGCACTCCGAGCAGACGAACCACTGCCCGTTATCGTCAAACCATAGGAAGTCTGCGCCGCCTTCACAGAATGTGCATTCTCTGTCCATTATGCGTTCCCTTCTTCCTTTAATTTATTAACCCAGTTTAAGGCTATCAGCCACACTCTCAAAGTCTCCTGCTCTTCTTCGGATACTTCTGCGCGATGCAGTTCATTCTCGAGAAAGTTTATTTCCCAATCAATTCTTTCTTGTTTATTGAGCAGGTCTTTCATAGCGACTCCTTTGTTACTTCCCAGGTGCCTTTGTCCTCGTTGAGTACGTTCTCCTCGATGGTCCAATCTGCCTCGTCCCATTGGATTTTGAGAGACATAATCGGCGCAATTAAGGCTATGAATTCGGCAATGATTGCCTCTGCCTCTTGCTTCGATGACGCCTTGATTTCGTTAACTGAGATTGTGATGTCCGTTGAGTAGTATTTCTGGGTCATTATGCGTTAACCTCCTCAAGGTCTGCCTCTACTTCTTCGATTGCCTCGTTAAAGAGGTCCGTGTAATAGAGGTACAGGTCTAGACTCATTAGGCCGACAATGCCGATAGTTCCATCGGTTCCCAATTCTTGCCCACCCCTGTCATCATATTCGCCAGGCATTGCCTGCCACTCTTTGATGATTTCATTGTGATAGATAGGTAGATGAGAATCAATCATCTGATTGCTCATATCTTTCACTTCGTCAATCTCCAACCCGTTGGCAATTTCTGCGCGGATTTCTTCTTTCATTAGGTCAATCGTCGTTCGCATTTTCTTCTTCTTCCTGTTGGTAGTTCCTCGATAGGTTCGAGGCCGTAAGGCCGAGAGTATTCCCCCTCGGCCCTACTGTCAAGCACCTATCTATTCGACACGTAGCCGATTAAAGTGCAGACCCTCCCGTCTGGCGTTACGCGACACTTGCCGTACACGGCGTGATGAGTGGCGAGGAATA